TCATGGAATGATGATGTTTGTTGACTATTCGTCCTCGATGCGTCACGTTCTTCCACACATTTTAAAGCATATCATCAATCTAAGTTTGTTCTGCAGAACCACTGGAATTCCTTTTCAGGTCTATGGCTTCACGGGCGGTCACAATCACACCAGACGCGATTACTACCCCAATAGCGGTAGTCTTGCGGGTCTTGAAGGCGAGATTGATTTATCTCAATTGACTCTTCTTGATTTAGTAAATTCTTCCATGTCGAAGGGTGATTTTAATAGAGCAATTAAAGACCTCCATTGCCAAGCTGTGTCAGGCTACTCTTTGACGTCCGTTGAATCTCTGGGCAATACTCCTTTAAATGAGGCCCTTATTGTTGCTCATAAACTTGTGTCAGAATTTCAAAAGAAGCACAATGTTCAAAAGATGATCACAATGGTGCTGACGGATGGAGACGGTCAGAATATCAGCCTTAAAATCAATGAGGATTATGACGCTCATCGTCAGGCTAATGGCGTATATCCATACAACTACAATTTTACTTTGAATGGTCGCAAGTTTAAAGTAGAAGGCTCTAGCCGTAATATGACCGCAGGATTGGTCAAGAATCTTAAAATTACCACAAAATCAGTTGTCATTGGATTCTTTATTCCAGCAAATAATGCATCAGCCCGCAGAATGGGAACTGAATCAATGCAGAGTTTAACTCCCCCGCCTTTATATCTTGATGCACAGGCCATGTGGCAATCAAAGGTACCAGAATATCGCAAGAACAAGTGTGTATGTATTCCGGGCGCCTGGAACTACGATGAATACTTTATTGTGGCTTCTGGAGATGATCTAGATACCGAAGAGGACGATTTTGAAATTACGGCTGACATGTCCCGCGGCCGGATTGCCCGCGCCTTTAGCGATTTCTCGAAGGCAAAACAGGTAAACAAGGTGTTTGTTACTCAGTTTGCAAAGAGCATTGCATAAGTGATTGGTCATCAGCAAGATAAACTTTTTATATTGATATACAAATAGGCTGGAATATGGTATAATATACCACGATTGAAAAATCACTACATTATGAAAGACAAATCCAAAAAAATTCTAGCCCTCCTCGTTGAGCGCTATCCGGACTTGAAGCAATTCCGCCGGAAAGTTATTGATCAGGCAGCCATTGATTGTGGCTACAACTACACGGCTTGCACAGAACTTATCGGCGATTCCTTTAAAGTTCAAAGGGGGTTATATGACTATAGCTCAATACTCCTAGACGCTAATGCTCCCGTGGCCGCAAGCACGGCCGCAGCTCCGACTGTTATGAAATTAGCAGCTCCGGTTACGTCGATATTGAATACGGACACATATGTGCCAACTGTAGAATCCACCTATGTTCGGTGGGGTGAGTTTGCCGATATTGCCTCGATCATTAAATCCCGAGCATTCTATCCAGTTTATATTGCCGGTCTTTCTGGCAATGGCAAAACCATGATGGTCGAACAGGCCTGTGCCTATGCGGACCGTGAGTATGTCCGTGTTCAAATTTCACCCGAGACGGACGAAGACGATCTGATCGGTGGTTTCCGTCTTTTAAATGGCGAGACTGTCTTTGCCAAAGGTCCCGTGGTCAAAGCCATGGAACGTGGCGCAATTCTCCTCATCGACGAGATCGATCGTTCCACCAACAAGATCATGTGTCTTCAGGGTGTTCTTGAGGGAAAACCCATTATGATCAAAAAGACCGGCGAAGTTATTCGGCCAGCAAAAGGTTTCAATGTCATCGCAACTGCCAATACCAAAGGTAAAGGCTCGGATGATGGCCGATTTGTTTCCGCCACTGTGATCGACGAGGCTTTCCTCGAACGCTTTGTCTGCACAATCGAGCAAACGTATCCTCCATTGGCCACGGAAAGAAAGATCGTGGTGAAACACATGGAAAAGTATAACAAGGTGGATGAAGATTTCGCAGAGAAACTTGTCACCTGGTCCGAGGTGATTCGCAAGACTTTTGCTGACGGTGGTGTGGACGAGCTCATTTCGACTCGCCGCCTCTGCCATATTGCCCATACGTTCTCCATCTTTGATGATCGCCTCAAGGCGATTAACATGTGCATTTCTCGGTTTGATGAGGATACCAAGTTGGCTTTCTCCGATCTTTATTCCAAGATTGATGCATCGGTAAATGCAAAGAGTTCTGAGGTTCCTCCTCTAGAGGATCCTAGCAAAGTTCCTTTCTAAAAATAAATCACTTATTCATCACTTTGTTATTTACAATGTGGTGAAAATGTGTATGATTCTATTATGGTTGAGAGTGGTTCAATCTTCCATAATCGTTTAAATGAACCAATGAAAAGTAATAATATGACAAACACTACATCCAAAAGCCAAAAGGCTCGCTTATTCAACTTCCTCGCCAAGGGCAAAGAAGTTTCAATCGTCGAGGCCTCTAAGCGCCTCAACATTGCGAATCCTTCGGCCGTTGTTGCTCAGCTCCGTGAAGACGGCGCTCGCATCTACACGAATCGTCACCGCAACGCTCAAGGTCAGACGGTATTCAAATACCGCCTGGATCTCGCTCGTTCGGATCTTAGCTAATAGCTAAACGATAATGTTTAAAGTGGCTATGGGGTTTTTAATTTTCTCCTCATAGCCACTTCAATTTTCAATGCCATCCATCCAAGAAGGTCGTAAGTTTGATTCGAATAAACCGGAATACGGTCTTATTCCTCCTTACTCCTTGGAAGAACTCGCAACTGTTTTGACGGTTGGAGCAAACAAATACTCCAGAGAGAATTGGAGATTTGTCCCAGAGGCAAAGCGTCGTTATTTCGATGCAATGCAGAGGCACCTCTGGGCCTGGAAACGAGGTGAGATACTTGACCTGGAGACGGGTCGTCATCACCTTGGACATGCCGCAGCATGCTTATTCTTTCTTTTTGAACATGATCTCAACAAAGCCGTCGAAAGTGACACGAATGTTGAATAAATAATTTAATCTATACTATGAAACTATCCGAAGATACACTCAACCTACTGAAGAATTTTTCAGCAATCAACCCGAATATGGTATTCAAGGCGGGTAATACGATCAATACCATCTCCGAGGCAAAGAACATTCTTGCCACAGCTAAAATTGCAGAAAGCTTTGATCAGACGTTTGGGATTTATGATCTTAATGAATTTCTTGCAGCTGTTTCATTAGTTGAAAATCCTGAGCTCACTTTAGGAGAGTCTTCGGTTACCATTCGAGACGGTGTTACTTCAATTGAATACTTTTATTCAGAGCCATCAATTCTTACATCACCCTCAAAGATGGTAACAATGCCAACAGCGGATGTTGTCCTGAATCTTTCTGCGGATGTCATCAATAAGATTAAGCGTGCATGTGCTGTATTTGGGCATACTAGTTTGGCAATTACGGGTGATAATGGCCGAGTGAGTGTAAGTATTGTGGATCCAAAGAACCCAACCGCAAATAAATACAGTATTCTTCTTGATGAAGTAAATGCTTGTAAAGAGGCCTTTACATTTGTAATGGCCATTGGTAATCTCAAGATGCTACCGGGTGATTACTCGGTAGCAATTAGCTCAAAACTAATCAGTCACTTTAAGAACAATAATATTCCCGTTGAATATTTTATTGCTCTTGAGAAAACTTCAACCTTCGCTGGTTGATATATATATAACTATGGACAACGTAATACCTATGACAACAGAACAAACACCACAACCTGGAATGCCAGCAGCCGGTCCGTCGCAACTCGCGATGAACGATCTTGCCGCAGTCGTTCAGATTATTGATATCGTCTCCCGCCGTGGAGCTTTTGAAGGCACTGAATTAACTGCTGTGGGTGCATTGCGCACTCGCTTTGCTGACTTTTTGAAGGCGAGCGCGCCTAAACAAGAAGAGCCAGCAGCTCCGATGATCGAGCCCAAAGCTTAATCTCTTAGATTCCAGTTCTAGACTTTTGGCGCGCAGTCTTTAAACAGCGCGCTTTTTTGTATGTCAAAACATGCGAAACTATGGTAGAATAAATCATGAATAATAATGAATTTCTCTGGGTGGAGAAGTATAGACCCCAGAAACTAGAAGAGTGTATTCTTCCTGCTGGGTTACTTAAGACCTTTCGACAAATCGTAGATTCTGGCGAAATGCAGAATCTGCTTTTGTCCGGAACTGCGGGTACCGGCAAGACCACAGTGGCTCGTGCTCTGTGTAATATCCTTGATCTCGATTACATCATCATCAATGGATCAGAAGAATCTGGCATTGATGTACTTCGAAATAAGATTAAGCAATTCGCTTCATCCGTTTCACTGCAGAATAATGGCCCCAAGGTAGTCATTCTTGATGAGGCTGATTATCTTAATCCACAATCAACTCAGCCAGCACTTCGTGGTTTTATTGAAGAGTTCTCTAATAACTGTAGGTTTATTCTCACCTGTAATTTTAAGAATCGAATCATTGCTCCATTACATTCTCGTTGTGCCGTAATTGATTTTAATACTGCTAAAAAGCAATTAGCAAGTCTTTCGAGTAGTTTCATGAAGAGACTTGAGTTCATTCTCAAGAGTGAGAATGTCACCTATGAACCTCAGGTTATTGCAGATCTTATTATGCGATTTGCGCCGGATTGGCGTCGCGTAATCAATGAATGCCAAAGACATTCTGCATCGGGTTGCATTGATGCAACTGTGCTCGTAAATCTTTCGGATGTCAATATTCAATCATTAGTGACATCACTAAAAGATAAAAACTTTAAGGCCATGCGCGGATGGGTGGTCAACAATATGGACATTGAACCCGCCGCAATCTACCGTAAGATCTACGATAATATGATAGAGTATGTAGTTCCCGAGAGCATTCCTCAGGTCGTTCTTATCCTAGCAGATTACCAGTACAAGCAGGCATTTGTGGCAGATCACGAGCTTAATTTAGTTGCCTGCATGATAGAGTTGATGGGTGACATTCAATGGAAATGAACTTCTTCGACTATCTCAATTCCATCAATGAGACAAAGGTGGACATTATGGCGGATGATATTGCTGAAAAACAGTATGTTCCCTATATGGTCAACCGAGGATTGTCTTACTTTCTTGAGACCGCCCTCTTTGCAAATGAAATGAACCGAAATCACCACCTAGATAAGAAGCTTCAATATTCATATCTTATAAATACGGTAAGTAAGAAGAAACGTTTCAGTAAATGGATTAAACCCCAAGAACAGGAAACGATCATGATTGTCAAAGCATATTATGGCTATAATAATGAAAAGGCTCGATCTGCAGCGTCGCTCATGTCTTCTGAACAAATAGAAGAACTTAAATCAAGACTATATCAAGGTGGACGCTCTAGAATCAAACAATCAAAGCTCTGATGTCATACAGGGTGACGCAATCGATGTCACTCCTGTAGAATGGACACCTGCAATGATGCTTGAGGTTACCTTGAATGAACCGGATGATTTCTTAAAGGTACGTGAGACACTGACTCGAATTGGAGTTGCCTCACGAAAGACCACAAATAAGCTCTATCAGTCTTGTCATATTCTTCATAAGCAGGGACGTTATTTTATTGTTCATTTTAAGGAATTATTCCTTCTTGATGGCAAGCCCTCAAATTTAAATACGAACGATTTACAAAGACGTAACACTATTACCACTCTTCTGTCCGACTGGGGTTTAGTTTCAATTGTAAATAATGATCAGGCCAAGGAGAAAGCTCCCCTACGGCAGATCAAGATTATCCCACACCGAGACAAGGTAAATTGGGAATTGTTAGCAAAATATTCAATCGGTAATACGAAGTAATATAAATAAGTTTGATGGCAATTACGCCATCAACCGATAATGCCCGACTGGGGTTATCGGTAATTAGAAAAGCAATAACCTTGCATAACTGGAGGTAAATCAGATGACAAATACATACACGTTCCCACGGTCGGCCTTTGTAGGCTTTGACCATCTCTTCAACGAGCTCAACCGAGTCTCCTCAAGAGAAGATAGTTATCCACCGCATAATATCATTCAGATTGATAATGATAACTTTATGGTGGAAATCGCAGTCGCAGGATTCTCAAAAGAGAGTCTCGACATACAGCTGAAGGATTCAATCCTTACTGTAACTGGATCAATGGAAGATACTCGCAAATATACCTACAAGGGTATTTCAACACGTAAGTTCACACGAACTTTTACGTTGTCGGAATACGTTGAGGTAAAAGGTGCAGAGTTAGAGCATGGAATTCTTTCCATCTCTCTCACAAAAGTAATTCCTGAATCCGAGCGCCCAAAGAAGATCGAAATTGGTAAGACCTTTCTTCGGGACTAAATAATACTTCTGGCAGTCATCGATCACACCCAGGTCACACAGTATAATACGACATGACATATTAATAAACACGTAGATCGACCTGTCGGATTACTGAGTGGTAGCTGCTTTTTTGTGGCTACCACTCTCTTTTTTTATTTACTTCTGTGCAAGCTGTGTTAGGATAAGACTGTGAAATTCTATACAAATGTGTCTCGCGGTCCCAGAGGTCACCTTCTTTATCGTGGATATGATAATGGCCTGCGTGTAACGGAACGAGTAAAGTTTAAACCCACTCTTTATATTTCCAGCAAAAAAGAGAAAACAGTATGGACATCTCTTATTGGGAATACGCCCCTTGAGCCAATGACGTTTGATTCAATGTATGATGCTAAGCAATTCATTGAGCAATATGAAACACTTAAAGATGATAGCGGTAGATATTCTTTCCCCATATATGGTACTCGTCGCTGGATTTCGCAATTTCTTCAAGAAAAGTTCCCTGATGAAATTCACTTCGATCGTGATATTGTCAATGTAGCAACGCTTGACATTGAGGTAATGTCCAATGATGGCTTCCCGCACCCGGGAGAAGCTCGGCATGAGGTGATTACGATTACAATTAAAAATAATATTGACAACACGTATTATGTGTGGGGAATGAAACCCTATGATTCTAACAAAAAGTTAATCTCTGCACAAGTGCAATATCGTCAGTTCGTGGATGAACAATCCATGCTGTTAGATTTTGTTACGTGGTGGGCAACGCCAAAGAATAATCCAGACGTCCTTACTGGATGGAACAGTCGCTTCTTTGACGTTCCCTACCTTGTAAATCGCATAAGACAGTTGCTCGGTGAAGAGACGGTAAACCTTCTTTCCCCATGGGGTTCTATCGAAAGTCAAGAAGTAAAGACAAAACATGGCATGCAAATTGCCTACGTTATTGCTGGAATTTCTCAACTGGATTATATGGATCTCTTTCGTAAGTTTACCACGCACACCTATGGCAATCAAGAATCCTATAAGTTAGGAAGTATTGCTAATGTCGTCCTTGGAGATGATAAACTCTCCTATGAGGAATATGGCACACTTCACGCCCTCTACGAAAACAATTTTCAACTCTTTGTGGACTACAACATTAAAGACGTAGAGATTGTTGATCGGCTCGAGGACAAACTCGGGCTCATTACTCTTGCGCTTACACTTGCATATATTGGCGGTGTAAATTACAATGATACGCTTGGAACAACTGCGATCTGGGAATCGATCATCTATCGTGACCTCATGCGCAAAGGAATTGCTCCAAATGTTCATCAGGTAGTTCCTAGTTATGAATATGCAGTTGTCGGTGGTGATAATGATGATAGTACTGGCATTGCTGGTGGATATGTAAAACCGCCAAAGGTGGGTCTTCATAATTGGGTGTGTTCATTCGACTTGAATTCTCTGTATCCGAATTTAATTATTCAATACAATATGTCGCCCGAATCTGTTCTGCCAGAACAGACACCCAATATTGACGTCGACTCTATCCTAAAAGGAATTCAAGTAACTCCTACAATTCCAAATGCTATTACTGCAGCAAATGGCGTTCTCTTTGATCCCACTCAAGTCGGTGTTATTCCTAGATTAATTCGTGAGATCTATGATCGTCGCGTAAGTCTCAAGAAAACAATGTTAAGTGAAAAGAAGCGGTTTGAGACGATTGAAAGGACGAATAAGATCGAACGCTATAAATGTGAACGTGAAATCTCACGATTAGAGAATCAACAGATTGCTGTTAAAATTCTGCTAAATTCTCTCTACGGTGCCATGGGCAACAAATACTTTCAGTACTACGATACTCGCATTGCTGAAGGAACTACCCTAAGTGGCCAGTTGGCAATTCGTTCTGCTGAAAAGATAGTAAATACCTTTCTAAACGAAACTCTTAAAACTAAAAATACTGATTATGTCATTGCTATTGATACTGACTCATTATATGTCTCGATGGAACCTATTGTTCAAAAGTTTAATCCAAAGAATCCGGTTAAGTTCTTGGACGAATTTTGTGCAAAAGCTATCGAGCCTATTGTAAGTAAATCCTACGACCTTCTTGCAGAGAAGATGGGATGTCCGACAAATCGAATGGGTATGAAACGTGAGGCAATTGCTGATCGTGGTATCTGGACTGCAAAGAAACGTTACATTTTAAATGTTCATAATAACGAAGGAGTTCAATACGCAAAACCTAAAATTAAAGTAATGGGCATCGAGGCTGTAAAGTCATCAACTCCCGGAGTATGCCGTGATGCACTTAATCTTATGTTTGACGTTATTATGACTAAATCAGAAACTGAAGCTCAAAGAGAAATTGCTCGGTTCCGTGATAAATTCGAAAATCTTTCTCCTGCTGAAATCGCGTTTCCTCGTGGTGTTACAAAAGTGGCCTATTATAGCCCAAAGAGTGGTGGCATTTATGCATCATCTGCACATCCAGTAACTACAAAGGACATAGATTATAAAACAGGAAAGCACATTGTTGTTACGTCTACTCCTATTAATGCACGTGCGGCTTTACTTTACAATTATCATATTAAGCTCAACGGGCTAGAACTAAAATATCCCCTAATTCGTGCGGGTGATAAAATCAAATACATCTATCTTAAAAAGCCAAATCCGCTAGGTGAGAACGTCATTGCTTTTGTTGACACCCTTCCAAAAGAATTAAGTCTAGATAGATATGTTGACCATGAGCTGCAATTTGAAAAGACTTTCCTCGATCCTCTTGATATTATCTTTAAGGCTATTGGATGGCGTTTAGAAAAAAACGCAAGTCTTGAAGAATTCTTTACATAATAACACTAACACCTAAACATAATATGTCACATAACTGGCCACAAGATATTGCTGAAATGCACACTAAATTTGGAGTGAATCCCGTCATTCATTCCTTTGACAAAGAGAAGCTATATTCCTTCCTCGAATTTCGAGTTAAATTCCTTGAAGAAGAACTGAATGAAATTAAAAATGCCCGTACCGCGGATGACGTGGTTGATGGTTGCATCGATCTGTGCGTTGTTGCAATTGGCACACTGAACGCATTTAACATCGACTCTCATGAGGCCTGGAATCGTGTTCATCGTGCAAATATGGCAAAGGAAGTTGGCATCAAAGCCAGCCGTCCAAATCCATTAGGCCTACCTGATCTGGTAAAGCCAGCAGGATGGACATCTCCTTCGCACGAAGATAACACAGGTTTACTTGGTCAGGTTTTTACAGATTGAAATATTCTCTTACAATCTTTGATTCCATCTTTGATAATAAGACGGAGAAACAGATGAGTTTCAGCTCGTGGGATGAGTTGGAGAAACTTCTCTACAATCTATCCTATCGATCTGGCTATAAGGCAAAGAAGGGAGAACGCAAAAAGTCTTCTCCACTTATTTCTCCGGCTGTTTATACAGGTGGCGGTACTCGCTCGAATGCAAACGTGTCATGCTGGGGCGGATGGGCTGCCCTTGACATCGATGAATATACTCTCTCGTTTGAGGAGACTGTGAATCAGTATCGGGCATATCAGTTCGTTTGTTATTCGACTGCCTCCTCAACAAAGGAGAAACCAAAGTTTCGCATGGTGTTTCCATTGAATGAAACTGTTGCAGCAAATAAGATTCGTCATTTTTGGTATGCATTGAACAAGCACTTTAATTCGATTGCGGATGAGCAGACCAAAGACCTAAGCCGAATGTACTATGTTCCTGCTCAATATCCAAATGCTCACAATTTCATCTTCACAAACAAAGGTGAGGTAATGAATCCGAATGATATCATGGATCAACATTCGTGGAGTGAAAAGCCGTCAATTAGCTTTCTGGATAAACTACCCGAGGCAATGCGTGCCGAGGTCATAAACCATCGCAAAGAGCAACTGAATAATACTCATGTTCATTGGACATCCTATCTTGATTGTCCGTTTGTGAATAAGAAACTTATAAGCGAATACAAATCGATTTCTTCAATTGATGGTTCTGGCCGGTATCGAATGATCTATAAGATTATGACGAGCATTGCCTGCAATGCAATCAAGAAGCGTTATCCAATTAGTGGACCGCAGATTGCTGAGATGATTCGCGACCTGGATATGGACACATCGAGGCTTTATCAAAAACGCCCATTGAATACGGAGGCGGATCGTGCCATTGAATTTGCATATAAGAGTGTAATGCTTTCATAGTTTTTAATTATGAAAGCATTAAATTCAGCAATGCACACATTCACTGCTACCACGTTTGATACTAAAGAACTTGATTCTGCTTTGTGGGAATTGCGTGCTCAAACAGAGGCCAAATTAATTTTTAGGAAAGAGTCAACTCGTCGTGGAAGAACATGGGAAGAAGTACTCAGTAATTGCATGCAGGGGCAAGCTGCGGAGATCTGGCTCATGACACAGGGGTTTACAAATGATGAGCGAGATTATCATGATGTAATCCATCCAAATGGAACGGCCATTGAAGTAAAAGTTACTAAATGGGATGCCCGATATATCTTAGAGAGATATGCCGAGAAGCTCAAGGACAAATGGGGTGATTGGCCCACAACAGTGTATGTCTTCTACAACAATCCAGGTTCATCCCTCTATGTATTTCACGGAATCTTCCACTGGAATGGCGAAAGATTTATTGGCTCTCGTCCACAATTTACTGTACAAACTGCTATAACTAGTGTATAATTATCTCTTTATTATGAAAGAATCCATCAAAGTCCTCCAAGAGTGTGCAGATCTGCAACTCAAAAAGTCCAACGATTATCAGAATCCAAATAGTACGATTCGTCAAGCTGATTACTATCCACGCGGTGCTGCGTCAATCCTAGACATCATGAACACTAAAGTGCTGCGTCTTCGTTCTGTCCTTGAGGCAATGGAGAATGATGCAAACTACGCACCTAATTTCGATTCCCTTGAAGACTCAGCAAAGGATCTCATCAACTATTCATCCTTCTTTGTGTCATTCTGCCGTAAAGGTATTGACGGCCAGCGCACTGATCGTGACTTCCTTAACCGCAATCTCAATGCTAAATCTACCCAGAGTTAATGACATTCGTCAGCATTTTAAAGATGCTCTTACGAATGGCGTCTATACAACAGACAAGAGTGGCGTTAAAACCCTCGAGTTATGTGGTGCATCCTTCTTTGCAGATGAAGAGGCTATCTTTGGCGAAGTGAATCATGCCTATGTAAAGGCTGAACTTGCCTGGTATGATTCTGAATCCTTGAATGTAAATGACATTCCGGGTGGTGCTCCAAAGATCTGGAAACAAGTTGCGACAAAAGATGGCTGGATTAACTCCAACTATGGCTGGTGTATTTACTCAGAGAATAACCATAAGCAATATGTTTCTGCACGAAATGAGCTTATTGCAAATCGAAATAGCCGCAGAGCCACAATGATCTATACTCGGCCGACGATGCATAAGGATTATTGTGAAGATGGCTGTTCAGACTTTATGTGCACAAATGCCGTGCAATATCTTATTCGCGGAAATAAACTTCACGCAATCGTGCAAATGAGAAGCAATGACGTTGTCTTCGGTTATAAGAATGATCGTGCTTGGCAGTTCGAAGTTCAGAATCGACTCCTGAAAGACATCAACGCTTTATCCGATGAGAAATATCAATTAGGTGATCTCATTTGGCATGTCGGATCGCTTCACGTCTATGAACGTCATTTCCCACTCATCAATGGATAACAAGTGGAAAGGTCGCTATCTAGAGCTTGCTAAATGCGTTTCAACTTGGTCAAAGGATCCATCGACTCAGGTTGGATGTGTTGCAATCGGTAGCAAGGGTCAGGTCCTTGCGCAGGGTTATAACGGATTCCCTCGTGGAATTGCTGACACTGAATTGCGACTGAATCATCGCCCCACTAAATACAAGTATATGGTTCATGCTGAAATGAATGTAATTTACAATGCGACATATAGTGGCGTCTCTTTGGACGGCGCAACGTTATTTGTTCACGGTCTTCCGGTATGTTCAGAATGCGCAAAAGGAATTATTCAGGTTGGAGTACGAACCGTTGTTATGCCACATCAAGAGATTCCAGATGCCTGGAGTGAATCGTGGGAATCCACTCGAAACATGTTTAAAGATGCTGGAGTGAATTGGGAATTTATTAAACTAGAATAATTTATGGGACTCTCGACTACACGGTATTACGATGAATTTCTTCGCTATTATCAAATAGCAAAAGACCAGCAGGAAAAGTGCAACGTATCGGTGCATCATCCTTATGGGATGTTAACACATCTCGAGTCGAACATGAACGACGATCTACTCGAAAATGTAGAGCTCTATGACGTGGTTGAGCGTAAATACGCTGGATTCTCTCAGATTGTCAATGATTGTTTTTATGGATGGACTCCTGAGCATCCTTATTGGACAAAGATGTCTGCGGGCAATCATACCGCTCAACGCAAGATCGTGGCCACAAACTGGACTGGAAAGAAATTCTCCCTTGCGGAATGGATGTACATATTCATTCTTCATCGCGTAACCGGTTCTGCCATCAATTATGCAACTAAACCGTCTGGTTACCATAACACACTTCTCTTTAAACTTCATGCAGCTTCTTCAATTCCTGAGATGACGGAAATTGTGAAAGCGGAAAAGTCTCCGTTTTACACTTCAGTTGGATATCAGTTTCCCGCATTTCCAAAACCGCCTGCGGGTTATAAGCGCGGTGGCGATTACTACCTCTGCGAATTTGCCCCACGTTTGGCCGCTGAGCTTGCAGATTTCTTAGTTGCTGGAAACAAGAAGACACTTCGCGAAATTGGCGAATTCATGTTGAGCTGGAATCAGGCAAACGGAATGCGTAGGTTTGCTTTCCAATATGCAGCAGTCGTTGCTGACGTTGCTGACTGGTTTCCTCAATATGTCCATCGAGATACTCCATTCTATTACGGTACTAATGCTATTGAGTGCATTTCATATCTTGCAACACCAACAAAGAAAATGAAGACTGAGGCTTTTCTCGATCTTGTCATGGAGAAAATTCAATCTGATACTGGTGCATTCCCATATAACGCAGAAGATGTGTGCTGCGACTTTATTCGTTGGGTTGAGAATTACGTTCGCCCAGGTGCGGCATACAACCATCTTGACAGAGATAAACTCTGGTCATCACACCGGATCCACGATCACCCGTACGGGCGCCAGAAGCCAATGCTTGAGCTGGGCCTCATTAAATCATTTAACGATCTTGACGTACATCCATCAGACGACTATGTCATTAGCCGTGCCGGAGTCACTGTCGAAAAATATAAAGAGCTCTGCAAAACCTTAAAATAATATGTCTCACGATAATCACGTCATAGATGGTTTAAATAAAGATGTTGGACTCATGTCCTGGAAAGAAGCCAAGGACTATTACCTTTCGCTGTGCGAAGGATGGACTCCGTATAATCCAGATCCCGTCATCATTGAACACGACGGAGTTCAGGTGGTTCGAGACGATCTCATCGTAGGAACGAAAACAAGAGCTGGTGATTTACTTGTTGCAAAAATCAAATCGAATCACATTGTTTATTCGCAACCTCGCGTTGGACTTGCAGGAGTATCGATCTGCGATACCGCAAATCGGATTCATAAAAAGGTCACTCTTTTCATGCCGTCTTCGAAGAAAATTTCGCCTCATCAGGCTTGCTGCATTGAACGTGGAGCAACACCGATCTTTGAACGTATTGCGGCAATGCCGAATCTGAATCGACTTGCTGAAAAGTGGGCAAAAGACAATAATGCATTTTTTGTTCCATTAGGTCTAAGACATGAATACGCCACTGCGGGTATTATTCATGCTGCATCTAAATTGCCAGAACCCGATGAAGTCTATGTTGCTATTTCTACCGGCGTATTGACCCGAGCTCTTCAAATTGCCTGGCCCAATGCCAAATTTACCTGCATTGCCGTTGCCCGCAATCTGAAAGAAGGTGAATTAGGTCGTGCAACTGTGATTAGCGAACCGCTAGATTTTCAAACTCCGGAAAAGAAAGAGAACCTACCGCCGTTTCCAACAGTGATTACATACGATGCAAAGGTCTGGAAATATATTCCTAAAAATACCGGAAAGAAGATTTTAATGTGGAATGTTGGAACTGATCCGGTTTTAAAAGATGCATCAATTATAGATAGAACAGATTCTTATAGAAAATGGAAGAAAGATGAACAATTGGCAGAATTATGAACATTTTAATCACGACTCCAATGGCTCCAATCT